GAATTCATCGCGATGATCGCTGACAAGATGCGGCTGGATAAGCGGCAGAGAGCAGTGTGATGAATATGCATGCCAACGTGATATTTTGTGCGCAAAGCTGGTAATTTGGGGATGGTGAAAAATGTTTATCGCTATGGAATTATAGAATTATGGATTCCGTAGCGATAAATTGAATGTTGATAGGGCGATAAATCTCCGGAATTTATTGGGTGTGGAGCCGAATGGATTCCGGAGGTTTTTTGTGGTGGAAAAAGATGTAGAAATGTTTCTGGAGGCGTGTGAGTTAAAGGGACTGAGCATGAAGACGATTGGAAGCTACGAACAGACGTTGAGGTTGTTCATGCAACATTTGTACAAAATTGGAATTGAGCGCACGGAAAATGTTACGCATCTGACGATTCAGGGATACATTCAGGAGATTCGGAGGCGGGGAAAGTATACCGCTGTGACGAATCAGGATGCCAGAAATTATCCGGAAAACCGTCCTGACTACGGAAAACAAGTCTCAGATGTGACGATCAACAACTACCTGCGGAATCTCAGAGTGTTTTTTAACTGGTGCGTCGATGAGGATATTCTTCGGAAATCGCCGATCAAGCGTGGCGACTTTACGAAGACAGATCACAAGCCGCTGGAATTTATCTCAGATGACGACTTCAAACGGCTGTTGAGAGCGCTGGATATTTCCAAATTTAGTGAGTACAGGGACTTTGTGATTGTTCAGCTGCTTCTGGACACCGGTATGCGAATCAGCGAATGTTTGATGATCAAAGTCAATGACCTGAATTTGGTAAAACGGTTCATCTGGCTACCTGCGAAAAACACGAAAGGAAAACGAGGCAGGTCGGTATTCTTTTCGGAGAAGATGGCAGGGCAGATTCGGAAGTGGATCAAGTACAAAGACCGCTACCGTGACAGCGACTTTTTATTTTGTACAAACAAGGGGAAGCCACTACAGGCAAATAATTTTGAAGCCAACGTCCGAAAGTACGCTAAGAGAGTTGGTTTGAAGAACGTTCATCCGCATGTGTTCCGGAACAACTTTGCAAAACGGTTCCTGATGAATGGCGGAGATATTTACACCCTGAGCCGGATTCTGGGGCACAGCAGCGTGACCGTGACAGAACAGGCTTATCTTGACCTGACACAGGAGGATCTGGCAGAGCTGTACCGCAGGCACAGTCCTCTGAAAAACATGAGATAACGCTGAAAAGCTCGGATTTTCCGGGCTTTTTTCTTTTACGAATTCTATTCTAGATTAAACGATAGATTTCAAAATGGGCAACGCTTCACCCAGAATAAAATAAAACAGGACGCAGACGACAGTTTTTTCCAGTAGTATTCCTTTGAACTCAGCGTGGGCTGAGAAATAGTGCAAAGGAGTCTACTTTATGAAAAACTGTAACGAAACCATGCGGGGCGAACGGGCGGAGCTATCGAAAAAGAATCCTTATTATATTTCAAAGCATCGGTATTACGAACTGAAACATTTTTGCCGACAATACGACGAATGGAAGCGCGCATTGGTACGCATCGACGGATGGAAAGCGTTTCCGGAAAGCACGGGAGCAATCGTCAATGCAACACCCTCGAACCCGACAGAGCAAATGGCGATGGCGCGAGCATTCTATTCGAGTAGGATCGATCTGCTGGAGCACTGCCTGGGCGAACTGGAACCAGCAATCGCACCTTATATTCTGCGCGGCGTGACAGAAGGGCATTCCTATGAAGCCTCCGGATCAAGGGGTGCCCATGCTGCAAGGATACTTACTACAACAACTATCGCAAATTCTTCTGGATCCTCAGCCGGGAGCGGGCATGACGCGAAAAATTCAGCCGCCTTTATGAAAGGTGGTATGTTGATATGTTTAACTTGATTATCTGGATCTTGATCGTTGTGATTCTGGTCAGGCTGGCAAAGCTGATCGGAGCAAAGACAAACGAGGTGAAAAGCAGAACAAAGAAGAAACACTGATCAAAATGGAGCTTGTGAGAAATCACAGGCTCTTATTTTTTACGCAGACGCGAAAAATTCACCTTCTATTATGGAAAGAAATGAACAATTTTAGGAGGTATTTACTATGCTGGAGAATATTGTGAATGGTTTTGAGGAAATGATGAACTCTATTATGGCCGCATTTAACGAGTCGTATAACGACAAGCATGCAGGCTGGAATGAGGGCGAAGAGCTCCTCATGCTGAACGATGTTCGGTGTGGTATCCGCTGATGGATTCTGACCGAAAAACGGGCGTATGGAAACATTGCGCTCTTTTCTTTTTTCTATTTTAGAATAGGCCGTAACGAAGCAACGCGAAATTTTCCCCGTGCTTTATGGAAGGATGTCTTCCGAAATTTGAAAGGAGATTATTATTTATGAACTATCGAGTAAAGACGAACTTTGACCGGGGCTATGTGAATGCAATGGACAAGGTCCGCGTGTTTATCGAAAGCAACCAGAAGTGATGTTTGTGAATACAGACGAATACAAGGATGCAAAAAATGCACGCGCGGCTTATGTAAATGCAATTACATTGATCCGAGCAGGAGGAATTGTGAGAGCAACTCGAAGCAGAAATGACCTGTTTCTGATTCGCAACGACATCTAAGGCGTAGAGAGCTTACGAGAAATCGTAGGCTCTTTTATTTTTTTCATCACGCAGAAGACCGTTTTATCCACTACATTATTAAAAGGAGATTTTCAAAATGCTGTACATCTACTACGCCGTGTTATTCGTTGCCATCGTTCTGGGGCTGCTCTTTGGGATGGCACTCTACCGCTGGTTCCATTACCGTGATATTTACGAAGTGGGTGAGCTGTTGATCGGCGAAGAGGACTCCCCGGACTGGCCCTACCTGAGCCTGAGCTTGGACGAGGAGGTGAAGAATTTTGAAGGCGACAAGTACATCATGCTGCGGGTGCACAAACTGGACCTGACGCGAGAAAAACATGGTGCTTAATGGAGGAAACTCTAATTACTTTGTAAAGGAGAAAAATCAAAATGGAAAACTACGAAAACAAGGAATTGCTGAAGGAAGCGGCAAAGCAATCGCTGGAGAGTCTCAAGGACTTGAAACCGGTACGGACGAGTACACGAATACGGCGAAGATGGCATTGCAGCTGTACGACATGCAGCTCAAGAGCGACGAGCAGGAGAGCAACCAGAACCTGAAAGAAGATGAGGAACGGCGGAAGGGCCAGGAGGTCATCAACGATCAGGAGAAGGCTGCGAAGGCACGGCGCATTGAGTGGGCAAAGTTTGGCATCAGCTGCCTGACGTTTCTTGGAACGATTGGTACGACGGTATACTGGTCGATCTGCGAGGCTGGCGGTGTAGCGCCGCTTTCCAGAGCAATGAACGATGGTCTCCATGAGATCAAGAGAGGCTTTACGGACAGAAAGTAAAGGAGGAACCGAGAGGGTTCGTGGCGAAAGCTGCGGGCTCTCTTTATTTTTTATGAGATATCACGACATACCGCCAAAAGAGTGGACGAGCTACTACGGGAGCGTTTATCGATGCAATCACCCGGTGTACCGTGTCTGCACGCTCTACCGGGAACAGGGGAAAGGCCTGTGTGTGATCCAGCAGCGGTACAACGAGGAAACCAAGGCTACTTACTGGAGCACCATTGACCCCTGCTGACCGACAAGATCTATTTGCATGAAGGGTTCCGGCAATATTTTGATAGTCACGCCAAGAAGAAAAACGCAAAGGGCGAGTATCCGACTGTGACCGTACGGCAGATCATGTGGGCACTGCGCATGAAACCACTGAAAAAAAGAACGTTGGGAAACCGTGTTTGATCGGAGTTTGATCTGAGCACGTGTAAAGAATCGTAGGCTCTTTATTTTTATAACCCCATTTGGTATAATAAGATAGGGAGGTGTTTTAGGATGCCTGTATTATGTATGTTCTACGGAATCATTGTCCGGATGTATCGAGAAATGGGTGGTAAACATAATATGCCGCACATCCATGCTGAGTATTCTGGGCAAGAAGTTGTTGTTGCATTGGACGGAACTGTTCTCGAAGGAAAGATCCCACGCAGTCAGATGAAACTCTTGGATGCATGGATGGAGATCCATAAAGACGATCTAGCGGCGAACTGGAAGCTGTTGAGCAACGGTGAACAGTTTTTCCGCATTGATCCCCTGAAGTAAGGAGCGTGATTTTAGATGCTGCAACCGAGACTGACAAAAGTTGAGCCGATTGCTCAGATGAAATTACGACTGTACTATGAAACCGGAGAAGTAAGACTGTTCGATGTTGCTCCCTATGCTACCGGTTCTTGGTATGGCATGTTACAAAACGATGGATATTTCAACAGGGTGGCACTATTGCCCGACGGAAGCGGTATCGAATGGCCGGAAGGTCAGGATGTCGCACCCCACGAGCTATATGAGAATAGCGTCGAAATAAAGAGAACGGCTTGATATTTTGCGAAAGAGCTTACGAGAAATCGTAGGCTCTTTTCTTTCACGGTAACGTGAAAAAACAGGCTCCTTTATGGAAACGAGAATTTCTGTGTTTACATGAAAGGAGAAACTATTATGCTGAGACACAAAATGACGATCGTTGTAAAGGCTATTGTTGGCGGAAGCAACAGTGGAAGCATTCTGAAGGAGGTAATCCATCGGAACAGCAAAATGAATCGGGAGGAAATTGACCGAAAGATGCATTGGCTTGGTTCCTGTGGAGGACCTGACGGAGTGAGATCAAACTGGGAAGCCGAAGTTGACATGGTAGACTTTGCAGGTATGGTACGTGATTTTGAGCTGTTGAAACTGGTAGGCGCAATTGGAAGCGTAAAAGTAAAGCAGAGAGATAGAGATATCGTTTGATAAGGCAAAGAGCTTACGAGAAATCGTAGGCTCTTTTCTTTTGCCCAAACGCGAAAAATTCTCCGTGCTTTATGGGACAAAGGCCCAAGAAAAGGAGAATGTAATATGAACGAATCTGTTTTTAAGAAAATTTGGAATTATTCGATTACGGTTGGGCAGATGATCATGACAGCAATTGCAATGGCGATTGTAACCGTTATTGTATGGCTGTTGTGTCGGGCATTCCGGCCGTCGAAAGACTGATATTTGACGATAGACCGGTTGAACACAACTTGAGTTGGGCCGTCCCGGAGAAGGGCTTATGCGAAAGCATGGGCTCTTTCTTTTCGGCGCGAAAAATACAGCTTCTATTATGGAGGTAAGAGGGCTTACATTGAAAGGAGAAATTACTATGATGAAAGCTATTAAGAACTTTATGAACAAACCTATTACTTATGGGGCTTATTTCAAATACTGCGCCGCATGTGCAAGCATTAGCTTGGCATTGTGCGGATGGGCGTATTATCAGATAAGCAAACTGAACAATTGGGTTGATACAAAAGACGAAGAGAGCAATCTGGAAGAGGACGAAATCTGAAAGATCACGCCCTCTTATCTTTTTCAGACGCGAAAAATTCATGTTCCTTACGGAAGAGATAGCTCAAATGGGAGAGCGCCACTTTATTGTGGAGGTGTGGACTCGATCTCCACTCTCTTTTTTCATTTTTATTTTTGGAGGTTGAACGATTATGGAGGACATTATGCTGATCCGGTCGAGTTTTCTGCGCCGCATCATCTCGCAGGTCATCAATAAGATGCTGAAAAAGCAGTTGCCCGGCACAGAGGTGCAGCTGGGTGAGGTGCAGGCGAACTGGAGCGAAAAAGAGCAGAAGTTGAAGGTGCATCTGGAGTTGGACGGCGAAGTGACCAAGGCACAGCTGCTGGAGCTGCTGAAAAAGGCCGACGTGCTGTGACGCGAATTTTTCAGGGCGCTTTATGAGATGATTAGTCTCAAAAATGATATTTTTGGAGGTTGAACAACTATGAAGAACCTGATGAAAATCGCTTTTGGGATGGTGGCATTTGCAGGTGTTTGGGAAATCGTTAGCCTTGCGTCTGTTGTAGCTATATGGGTTGAACTCATGCAGCACAATGAAGACGCTGCGGCCGACGCAATCGATAATGATATGAAACGCCACCGATACCTCAACGAGTTGAAGGTGTATAACTTTATGAAGACATGCGCAGCCAAGAGACTTTGAATCACTAATCATTAAAGCTAGAGCCGTGGAGAAATCTGCGGCTCTTACTTTTTTCAAAATGGAGGTTAAACATCATGAAAACAGTGGATGGCATCATTCAGCGCTGCACGGACCCGGCAACGAAGAGCGAACTTCAGACGCTCAAAGAAAACCTTGAGCAGATCTATTCCAAGGTGGAAAACGCAGAGGACTACATGAGCATGTGTGCGGACGCAGATATTTACGAAAACTATCTGAGCGCATCCAATCGACTTTACGAGCTTCTCTATGGCTAAATCATTTTGTGATGGGAGGTTGAACAATGAAACTGACGAAAACATGCGCGAAATTCCTGCGCAAGCACGGTGGAACCATTCTGGCGGTGGCGGCATCCGTAGGTGTTGTGGCGACGGCCATTGAAACCGGGCGGGCAACCGCGAAGGCACAGCACATACTTGAAGTTGACAAGGAGCTGACAAAATTCAACGAAGACGAGTTTGGAGTGACAGAAGAGCCTCCGATAAAGAAACAAATTATTCTGATGTGCTGGAAAGCATACGTTCCGGCTGCTATTCTTGGCGGCGGTACCATTGCCTGCATCCTGGGCTCCAACACGCTGAACAAAAAGCAGATCGCAGGCCTGACCGCGGCGTACATGACACTGGGAAAGACCTATCAGACCTACAGGCAGAAGGTGATTGAGAACATCGGGCTGGAAAAAGAAGCAGAAATTCAGGAGCAGATCAGCGAAGAAAAGCTGCCTGAAGTTCGTGACAAGATGGCAGAGGAAAAACTGCTCTGCTACGAACCTATCTCAAAAAGATATTTCCATGCCACAGAGGTGGAATTGACAGATGCGTTCTACCATATGAACCGCGACTTTGCTCTGGATGGCGAGGCATCCATGAACAGCCTTTATAATTACCTCGGACTGGATTATCTGCCGGAAGGGGACACAACTGGTTGGTCGGCAGATTATCTGGCAAATGAATGGGAATATTACTGGATCGACTTCCGGTATTACAAGCAGACAACAGATGACGGCCTTGAAGTCTACTACGTGGATGCATTCCAGCCGCCCATTGAGAATTATATTAACTACGATCCCTATGCGGATTACTGCGAGAAAAAAGGAGAATGAATATGAATAAGATCAACTGGTGGAAAGTTGCATCCGTGGCAATGATGGCAGCAAGCGCGATCCTGAGCTTTGGGCACGACCTGATCGAGGAGCAGCGCAGCGAAGATGAAATGCAGGACATGGTTCGGGAGGAAGTTCAGCGCCAGCTTGCAGAAAACAACCGGTAAACGCGAAAAATACAGTCTCCCTTATGGAAGAGATATCCAAACTGACAAACAAAGGAGATTGATATTTATGTACGATCACGACTATTATTCAAAGATGGACAAGGCAATGGTACGCGTACTGAAGGCAGTTGCACGTTCAGTAGGGTACGGCTTTATGGGGCTGTATTACTATCTGAAGAAGCAGCCGACCAGACTGTACGAATATATCCGTTACCAGATCCAACTGGAGCGCGATGATCAGCGTGAAACAGAAATTCGCTTCGAGAATTTGAAGCAGCATGGACATATCTGAAAGGCGAGAGCTTACGAGAAATCGTAGGCTCTTTCTTTTTTTATAAATTTTTGGAGGTACAAACATGAACCTGAAAACATTTGCAAAGGCAGTGCGTAGGAGCGCAGGCAAGAACGCATCAAAGATCCTGGGTGGTCTGGCGATCACGGGAAGCATCACGGCGGTCTATTTCGCTGTGACGGCCACCCCCAAGGCCATGATCCTGCTGGACGAGAAAAAGCAGGAGCTGGGAGTGGAAAAGCTGGACGTGAAGACCATTGTCAAGACGGCAGGCCCGGTGTATGTGCCTACTGCGCTGAGCATGGTGCTGTCTGCGGGCTGCGTCATTGGTGCAGTCCATGTGGACGAGCGGCGGAATGCTGCACTGGCAGCGGCGTGCACCCTTTCTGAGAGCGCGCTCAAGACCTATCAAGACAAGGTGCTGGAGGCCATCGGCCCGAGAAGGAACAGGAGATCCGGGAGACTATTGCGCTGGAAAAGATGGCCAAGTGCCCCGAACCGGCAACCATCCAGCCTGCCAAGGGCCTTGCCACGACCGATGTTTCCTACGACCAGCGGGTGAAGTGCTGGGAAAGCCTGACCAACACCTACTTCTGGACGACCAAGGCCATGATCGAAAAGGCCGTCAATGGGGTCAACAAACAACTGCTCAGTGACTTCCGGGTGAGCGAGAATGATCTGTTCGACTATCTGGGCATCGACCACTGCGTCAACGGTGACCTGCTGGGCTGGGACACGGATTCGGGGCTTAACGTTGATATTTTCTATGCGTCCCGGCTGGACGAGGATGGAATGCCCTGCCTGACGCTGGAGTATCACACGCCTCCGAAGTGGCTGGGCGGCTATTGATATTTGACCAGGCGCGAAAAATTCAGCTTCCTTTATGGAGGTAATACTCCGACATTATAAACTTAAAAAGAAAGAGGTAACAAAAATGGACGAAATGACGAACATGAACGAAACTACTATGGAGAACGAGACTTCTGTTGAGGTCGTTCCGGAGGAGAATGTTCAGATGATCGATAACGAGGAAACTTCGAGCAACGGCTCGGGCTTTGGTCTCGCTGTTGGTGCTGTGGGTCTGGTTGCAGCCGTGGGATACGGACTGTACCGGAAGCACAAGGCCAAGAAGCAGAACAAGGACGAGGAGAAGCCGAAGACCAAGAAGAAGATCGTCTGGCAGAAGCCCTGGAAGATCGAGGAGGCCGATTCTGCACAGGAGGATGTTCCTGACGAGGACGTTGAGGAAACTTCTGAAGAGAAGTAATGTTAGGTAAGGCGAGGGCCGATGGAGAAATCTGCGGCTCTTTACTTTTTTGTTTTTGAAAGGATGACAACATGGCACAAGTAAACATGCCGAAGAGCAGCATCGGACAGCAGCCTGCCGCAGAACCCCAGAAGAAGTTCCAGAAGGTCGTCAAGGGAAAAGTGACCCTCAAGGAGCAGAACGATATCCAGAAGATCGCCAACGAGTTCCTGGCCGAGGACCTTAAGACCGTGAAGAACCGCATCGTGGTGGACTATCTGCTGCCCATGCTGAAGAACGGCCTGTGGAGCATTTTCAACTCAGCCGTCAGCATTGCACTGTTCGGCGAGGACCGTTCCCGCGGCAGCTCCTCGAACTATTCCGGCTCCCGCACCCAGCGGAACAGCTACGACACCTACTATCAGGGAGGCTCCGGCAACCGGCAGGGGAATCCGAACCGGGCCGCAGGACGCAGTTTGCAGAACCTGGACTTTGAGTTCCGCGGGGATGCAGACGACACGCTTTCCCAGATGTATGATGCGATTCGCCAATATGGTCAGGTTTCCGTGGGTGACCTGTGGGATCTGATGGGCGTTTCCAACGAGAGCACGGATTACAACTACGGCTGGTACAACTTTGACGGGGCGTTCATCAAGGGCATCCCGGGCGGATATCGCCTGATGCTGCCTCGCCCTGTACCGCTGCGCTGAACAATAAGAAAGGATTGATATTTATGAAGTTCCTGAAAAAGATCGACAAAACCGAAATCATGGAAAAGATGACCCGTACTGCATCCAAGTGCGGCTACAAGCTGAAGAAGGCAAGCCCCACCATTATGATCGTTGGCGCTGCCATTGGTGGTGTGACTGCTACCGTGCTGGCCTGCAAGGCGACCATCAAGGCACAGGATATTCTGACCGAGCACAATGCTCAGGTCGAGAGCATCCACACGACCAAGCAGCAGATCGAGAGCGGTGAGATCCAGCTGATCGAGGGCGAGACCTACACCGAGAATGATTACAAGAGCGATATTACGACCACCTACGTCAAGACCGGCCTGAAGCTGGCAAAGGTGTATGCACCTGCGGTCACCCTGGGTGCGGTATCTCTGGGCTGCATGTTCGGTTCCCACCATATCATGTCCAAGCGCAATGCGAGCCTGACCGCGGCTTATATTGCTCTGGACAAGGCCTTTGAGGAATACAAGAGCCGTGTATCCGACCGCTTTGGCAGCCGTGTTCAGGAGGAGCTGGAGCACAACATCAAGGCTGTGGAGCTCGAGAGCAAGAGCACCAACGAGCAGGGCGTGGAGGAGACCATCAAGGAATACAAGGACATCGCCATGCAGCACACCAGCCCCTATACCTGCATCTTTGACGAGACTGTGGACACCTGGCAGCCCGACAATATGCTGAACCGCAACTACCTGTTCCTGATGGAGCAGGCGGCAAACAAGCGTCTGCGCACCCAGGGTCACCTGTTCCTGAACGACGTTCTGGCATCTCTGGGCACCCACGGGGGTGTGACCCTGAAGACCCCGGAAGGCCAGATCGTAGGCTGGATCTATGACCCGAACGACCCGACCCGACAGAACCACGTGGATTTTGGCGTGACCAACTATGTCAAGGGCGACGAGGCCCTGAACAGTTTCATCAACGGCGGGGAACGCTCGGTGATGCTGCGGTTCAACTGTGACGGGCCCATCATCGACAAGATCTGAGACTGATATTTTGGAGGAATACGCTATGACCAGATTCGTTAAGAGACTGTCTTACCTGTTTGCTGCCATGGCCGGAGTCTGCTTCGTCTCTGGTCTGGCGGTTCTTTCTGAGTGAGGTGGAATGATGGAAACTTTGGAAAGCACTTTCCTGTTTCTGGACTATCTGACCGATACCAAACGCAAGCGCCACATGGTGGGAGGCATTCTGATGAGTGTCTCCCTTTTCTTTGGCGGACTGGCGTTTACCATGATGACGATCAAAGGAGACATCGACAATGAACAAGACCGTGCGTGATATTCTGCTCTTTGCAGCAGGCTTTGGGCAGGTGCCCTTGTGATGCACACCGTTTTCGAGAAGAAATACGAGACCTATTACGGCAAACGGTACGAGGCCGAGCGTGAAAATCTGCGGCAGAAGGAAGCCGATATGGACAAGACCATCGAAGAAAGGGCGACCCAGAAGAGCTTTGAACAGCTGGCCGGGAAGTACCGTACCGAATCTGACCCGGAAGATGTGGTGGCACATGAGGCCATTGAAGTGATCGAGCCGGATCAGTTTGGTGAACTGGACGACTACGAGACTTCCTTCCTGACCTATTACGCGGACGGAAAGCTGGTGTTCGATACGGAGGATCAGCCCGTGGACGAAGATGATATTCCGAAGATCATCGGCAACGAGGCGCTGGACCGCATTGGTGAGTTCGCAACGAGCACTGTTCATGTCCGCAACCACAACTACCACAAGGACTACGAGATTCTCCGGGTTCGGGAGAACTGGCCCGGCAACCACGACGATGAGGAGGATGAATGAACTTTATGAGGGAGAAGGAGCAGTATTATGACTGGCTCTACAAGATCGTCTGCGGCGAATGGGAACCCCGGAACCTCAGCTTTCACCGCTTACTGATGTATCTTTTTAACCGGGATTATATTCCAGCGTGCGAAATGGATGTCTGCCGGGCAACGGACGGTATCAATCTGCGGTACCGCTTTGCATCGGAGAATAATATTCCGTACGGAAAGATCGATGCGGTATTTCAGGGCGTACCCTGCTCTATGCTGGAGATGATGGTGGCGCTGGCGATTCGCATCGAGGAGCACATCATGGAAGACCGCAGCATGGGCAACCGTGTGGGGCAGTGGTTCTGGAGCATGGTCGTCAGCCTGGGTCTGGCTGCCATGGACGACACCCGTTTCAGCGAAGAGCGCGCGGAACCGATCCTGGCCCGGTTTATGGATCAGGGCTATCAGCCGAACGGGGCTGGCGGTCTCTTTACGATTACCCGTACGTCCATCGACATGCGTACCATTGATATTTGGTACCAGTTGATGAACTGGTTGAATGAGAATGAGTTTTGATGACGTATGAATCAAAAATCTGCATCCCTATGGAAGGATTCATTGAGGAAATACTCGACGATTCCCATGTGATGCTGCGAATCACGGCGTGTCGAGACGAGAATAACATTGGTCGGCTGATTCTGGCTGACCCGAATTACTGGAGGAAAATTGACAATGGAACTGACTGATATTTTGATCGACCTGAGCAACAGCAAGGCTGCACTGGAGGTGGCCAACCACACCATCCGCCGCATGAAGGGCAAGTGCATCCGGAAGAACATTCTCATCGCTGGTCTGCTGTGGTTTGGCTTTGTCTCCTGCAAGATGGTGAACGAAGCAGAAAAACAGCGCAAGGAAGCCGATGAGCGTGCCCGCGAGGCAGAGGCAACGCTGGCCAGATGACCCTCCAGCAAGAGAAAACCGTATAAAAACCTCGGAGAAAGGAGGAAGTCAGTTACAAATGATTGATTTCCTGATGATTGCAACGCGGACGGGAAAACGCGGGACAATCGAAATTTATCCAAATTCATCATCAAAAAGTCGAAAGACCTGATGATCCGGGGTTCTGATTTTTACGCGGTCTGGATGGAAGAGCGGGGGCTTTGGAGCACGGACGAACAGGATGCGCTCCAGATGATCGACCGCGCGCTGGATATTTACGCGGAGGAACACAAGCAGGTCTTCAATGACAGCTACCGTGTTCTGCACATGTGGGACGCGGAGAGCGGGATGATCGACAACTGGCACAAATACTGTCAGCGTCAGATGCGGGACAACTACCACACCCTTGACGATACATTGATATTTGCGAACACCCCGGTCAAGAAGGAAAGCTATGCGTCGAAGCGGCTGCCGTATCTTCTGGAGGAGGGGAACATCAGCGCCTACGACGAGCTGATGACTACCTTATATTCTCCCGAGGAGCGAAAGAAGATCGAATGGGCGGTTGGTGCGATCGTGAACGGCGATTCCCGCAAGATCCAGAAGTTCCTCGTGCTTTACGGTCCACCCGGAAGCGGTAAATCGACCGTGCTGAACATCGTCCAGAAACTTTTCGACGGGTACTGGTCGGTGTTCGATTCCAAGTGCTGGGGTCATCGTCCAATGCGTTTGCGCTGGAGGCGTTCAAATCGAACCCGCTGATCGCGATCCAGCACGACGGTGACCTTTCCCGCATCGAGGACAACACCCGGCTGAACTCGCTGGTATCCCACGAGACCATGCTGGTGAACGAGAAGTTCCGCAGCCAGTATTCCAGCCAGTTCAAGTGTTTTATGTTTCTGGGCACCAACAAGCCCGTTAAGATCACAGATGCAAAATCGGGCCTGATCCGACGGCTGATCGATGTGGAACCTACCGGCGAAAAGATTCCTGCAAAAAAGTACCGTGACCTTGTAGCGAAGGTGGACTTTGAGCTGGGTGGCATCGCATGGCACTGCAAGGAGGTATACGAGCAGAACAAACATCTCTATGATGATTATATTCCGACCCGTATGCTGGGTGCATCGAACGACTTTTACAACTTCATGCTGGATTCCTTTTATATTTTCAAGAAGGAGAACGGTGTATCCCTGAAGCGGGCCTGGGCGATGTACAACACCTACAATGACGAGGCAAAGGTAGCGTACCCATACTCGCGCCGTGCGTTCCGGGAAGAGCTGATGAACTACTTCGAGGAGTACAAGGAACGCGCGGAGACCGTGAACGGCGAGCGGGTGCGGAGCTACTACAGCGGCTTCAAAGCGGAGAAATTCAAAGAGTTCCTTGACGAACCTGTGAAGGCAGAAGAACCCACTGCCGAGCCGGAAACGTCATGGATCGAGTTCAAGGAGCAGCATTCTCTCTTCAATGATATTTGCAAGGACTGCCCTGCACAGTATGCGACAGACGATGGCATTCCGATGCGAAAATGGGAGAATGTCAAGTCAAAATTGGCTGAACTGGATGCTTCGAGACTGCACTACGTGAAAGTTCCGGAGAATCACATTGTCATCGACTTTGATATTCCCGGGCCGGATGGAAAAAAGAGCTTTGAGCGCAACCTGGAAGCTGCCTCCAAATGGCCCCGGACCTATGCGGAGCTGAGCAAATCTGGTGCGGGCATCCACCTGCATTATATTTACACCGGCGATGCAACGAAGCTGAGCAGGATCTACGACGAGAACATCGAGGTCAAGGTGTTCACTGGAAAGTCCTCTCTGCGGAGAAAACTGTCGAAATGCAATGATATTCCGGTTGCGACCATCAGCAGCGGCCTGCCACTGAAGGGAGAAACGAAAATGGTTGATACAAAGCAGATCCAGGATGAGCGGCACCTGCGTATCCTCATCAAGAAAGCCCTTGCCAAAGAGATCAGCCCTATACGAAGCCCAGCATTGATTTTATTGCGCACATAATGGACGAAGCCTACGAGGGCAATGTCGTTTACAACGTGGACGACATGCGGAATGCGATCCTGGGTTTCGCCGCCAGCAGCACGAACCAGGCGGATACCTGCCTGAAGATCGTGGCAAAGATGCACTTCAAATCGAAGGATGATATTCAGCGGGAGGCCCCTGCGGGGGAGGAAACGCCATTGATATTTTTCGACGTGGAGGTGTTCCCGAATCTGCTGCTCGTGAACTGGAAGTTCGCCAAGCAGGAGCCTGTGCACCGCATGGTGAATCCTACGCCGGAGGAGATCGAGAGCCTGACAAAGTATCGGCTGGTCGGCTTCAACAACCGCAAGTACGACAACCATATCCTCTGGGCCCGCATGATCGGGATGTCGGTGGAGCAGATCTATGCACTGTCCAACCGGATCATCAACGAGCACACGGGCTTCTTTGGTGAGGCGTACAACTTGTCCTACACGGATATTTTCGACTTCTCGTCGAAAAAGCAGAGCCTGAAGAAGTTCGAGATCGAGCTGGGCATCCACCATCAGGAGCTGGGACTTCCTTGGGATCAGCCGGTGCCGAAAAGCCTGTGGGACAAGGTGGCCGAGTATTGCGACAACGACGTGATCGCGACCGAGACCCTGTTCTACTCGAAAAAGCGTCAGGCAGACTTTGTGGCACGTGAGATCCTGGCAGACCTTGCCGGCATGACGGTGAACGACACGACAAACTCGCTGACAACACGCATTATTTTCGGCAAGGAAAAGCACCCCCGGCTGGTCTACACCGACCTTGCTACGGGAAAATCCGATGCAATCGTGGAAGTCGAGCCTGATATTTTGACGGACTGCAACATCATCAATGCCTTTCCCGGTTACGAATGGGCTAAGGGCGAGGACGGCAAGTACCACAACATGTTCCGGGGCACAGACCTGGGCATGGGCGGTTATGTCTACGCTGAGCCCGGGATGTACACGAACGTAGCCCTGCTGGACGTTGCGTCGTTGCATCCGCATTCGGCTGTTGCCATGAACTACTTTGGCGAGTACACCAAGCATTTCAACGACCTGATGGATGTACGAATCTACGTCAAGCACGGCGAGTACGAGAAGGCAAAGGGGCTCTTTGGCGGCAAACTGGCGAAGTACTCGATGATCCGCAGCAGGCAAAGGCTCTGGCGCAGGCGTTGAAGATCGCCATCAACTCGGTTTACGGGTTGACCAGTGCAAGCTTCGATAATCCATTCCGCAACCCCAAGAACGTCAACAACATTGTGGCGCTTCGAGGGGCTTTATTTATGCGCACTTTGCAGGACGAGGTGCAGCAGCGTGGTTTCAAAGTGGCGCACATCAAAACGGATTCGATCAAGATCCCCGATGCGACCCCGGAAATCATTGCGTACTGCATGGATTTTGCGAAGAAGTACGGCTACACGTTCGAGCATGAGGCGACCTATGAGCGGATGTGTCTGGTGAACAATGCCGTTTATATTGCAAAGTACATGACTGCGGACCAGTGCGAGGCGCTTTACGGTTATATCCCGGGCGACTGCAAGGACGAAGGCGGCGAATGGACGGCGACGGGCACACAGTTCCAGGTGCCGTATGTGTTCAAGACCCTGTTCTCTAAGGAGAAGATCGAGTTCACTGACCTCTGTGAGACAAAGACCGTTTCCAAGGGCGCTATCTATCTCGACAAGAACGAGGACCTGCCTGAAGGTGAACACAATTATATTTTTGTGGGACGCGTGGGACAGTTCTGCCCGATCATGCCGGGAAAGGGCGGCGCTCTGCTGCTGCGGGAAGCGGGCTTGACTGATACCGGCGAACGGAAATATGCTTCTGTGACCGGAGCAAAGGATTACCGCTGGCTGGAAAGCGAGGCGGTCTATCAGCTCCAGATGCAGGAGGATATCGACAAAAGATATTTCAACCGGGAAGTCGATGAGGCAGTTGAGGAGATCTCCAAGTACGGCGACTTCAACTGGTTCGTTGGCGATGACGGCGTTGCTCCATGGACTGCGCCTGACCTTCCATGGAGCGATGCGCAGGAAGAAGCAGCAAGAAATTTTGACGTGAGGTGATATTTTTATGGCGTTCAAACTTTGTGACAGTAACAAACGTGTGATTGGTAACATTACCGATGTTGTTAGAACGGTGGATGGGGAGACGATGATTACACTGGACACAGGCCATACGTTCCAGTTTAAGTCTTATGACATTTATTGGGATAAGGGACATAATTGCTTCATTAACAAACCCTATTACCGGGGTACGTTGAACACCGCACATGCAAAAGAGGCGACGGCAATGAATGCAGCGGTTATTAAGAATGTGATTTTTGCTCCTCCGGCCACGATCGTTTACTGGTCGGATGGTTCCAAGACCGTTGTGAAGTGCAGCGAGAAGGATGTTTTCGACCGGAGAAGGGGCTGGCCATGGCGATCGCAAAGCGTTGCGGCGGTAACAAGGGCAGCTATTACAAGGAGATCCAGAGCTGGGTCGAGAAGAGTGGGAAGAAGTATCCCGGGAAGCCCACTGCCGGAAAAGCTGTCGATCTGGATGTGCTGAAAAAGTACAGTTCTGAGGCAAATAAGGATTTTGAGAAGTTCCTCAGCGCGGTCATGAGCAACAATCAGTCTGGTACACTTCTCCACCTGACAGCACTCGTGCAGATCTGAAAATTCTGGAAAATGAATTCAACAAGTAAAAAGGAGACTGATATTTATGTACACCAAGCGCCAGAAAGTCAATATTGACGACACCCGTTTTATCTTTACCACCAACTTCAGCGGTGATCCCAACCGTGATCGCTTTGGCTCGGACAAGCGCCGCGTCAATGTGGTGATCCCGACCATGGATCTGGTGAATCACCTCATGGATCTCGGCGTGAAGGTTCGTCAGACCAATCCGAATCCTGAGCGTACCTACGACGAGCCGTTCGTTCCGACCTACTTCGTGCCGGTGACGATCAACATGGATTCCAAGTGGCCCCCGCATATCTACTGGGTCACCACTTCCGGCAAGCGCCTGCTCTGCAACACGGACACGATCAGCCAGCTGGACTTTATCCGGGTCAAGAACGTCTGTCTCCAGGCAAACCTTGTCGAGAAGCGGAACGCACCCGGCGAGTACAGCCTGTATGCGGATGTGATGTATGTGGAGCAGGATGCGGATGCTGATCCGTATGCAGAGCGCTATGCCCGGTTTGCAGCTCCTGAAGCAGACATGGCAGAGCCGAGCGACCACACCGAAATTCCGTTCTGAGGTGAAGCATATGAAGAAACTGTTTATCAGCGCACCGATGAAAGGCCGCACTGAAGCACAGATCCGGGCAACCATGGAGCAGATGCACCATATTGCTGAGGCTGTGTTTGGCGAGGAGCTGGAGGTGATCCAGACTTATATTTCTGATGATCCTCCGGCTGATGCGAATCAGGCAGTCTGGTACCTCGGCGAGAGCATCAAGAAGATGGCGGATGCAGACTACTTTATCGGGATCTACGATGAGGAGAAGGCGTTCCGTGGCTGTGCGGTCGAAAACCTGGTTGCCCGTTCGTATAATATCCCGAGCTATGTGATCAACTTTGGTTTCGTAGCCCCTGATGTTACGGCGGCTCGTGCAAAAGCCAACCGGAAGTACAACAGCTATTATTGATCATTGATATTTTTCGAGTGCCGAGGTCAGTCCCTGGTCGAATGCCCAGTCGGTGAGTGCCCACGTCGCAAATGGCGGCTCTAAGGAAACAGCTCGATTTATATTTTTGATGTGCAATTTGGGAGGTTGACAGTATGAAAGTTCTGAGGGTTCGCCCAAAGCATTACCCTGAAGTGATCGACATTGACTGCTCTCTGGAATCGCTCCAGAAAGAGGTGGAAGGCCCGATTCAGGCTGTTTACCCGTGGGACGATGAGGTGGCATTGATTTGCAACGAAGAAGGAAAGCTGTATGATGATTGCATGGAGAAACTCAACCGGACGCTCGACGGTCCTTATGGTATCCCCATTGATATTATCGTTGGAACATTCCTGATTGTAGGCCTCACGGAGGATGATTTCGGTGAGCTTTTGCCGGAATTCGTCGAGAAGTACGAGAAGATGTTCCATCAGCCGAGAAAGTTCGTCGCCTACACGGATAGCGAAGGCAAAGCGCATCTCGACGTTGATTATTGTACACCTGAAGAATAAGCACATGAGAACCCTGGAGAAATCTGGGGCTCTTTTATTTGAGTCATTAGCATGGGCTGTACGGTGGGTTCGATTCCCGCATGACTCACAACCGGGCCAGAGAGCCTGATATTTTGAACGAAAAAAGGAGTAAGGAGTATGAGCAGAGTAACAGTAAAAGAGATCGTCGATTACATGGTTTCGGAGGGGACGCAGAATACCAACTACGGCTGCTGGGCCTTTGATATTCCGGAACTGTGCGACAAGTTCGACCTTCCGCTGGAATGGTTCTATGAGCACAACGATGATATTTGCCGCGAACTTGGCGAGCGTGATGAGGTTGCTGATTACGAGCAGAACTACGATTGGAACAACCATCCGCTGGATTACGACCTGGTTTACTACACGGACTTCTGTCATTTTGAGGAGGCGTGATATTTATGGGCGGACTTCGCAGAGTGGATAAGCTTGCAAAAAATGCGGCGCTATGATGTATCAGGTTCCGTCAAAAAGATTGTACTGCGATAAATGTCGAGACACCATACCGCGTAACATGTCAAAGACGGAAGAAAAGCCTAAAAAGCTCACACTGTCAGAAATCATGCGCGAAGCAGACAAGGAGGGCTTGCAATATGCGTCCTACTGCAAAAAGCACGGACTTTACTAAGAAAAAAGAGCTCTGGAAGGTGTTCAGAAAGCACCGGAAAGAGCTCTTTGCTTATACCGTCAGAGGGGAGGGCGAAGATGAGGAAGAGGCGACGATCTCGCTTCTGGCCTACGAGAATCACTGCAAGAAAAGTGACATTTATGTGACGTTGGAAATGAGGTGAGCGACTGATGGCAGGTGTAACGCTCTACGACTATCAATTGGATGCGATCAACCGTATGAAAATCGGCTGCATCTTATGCGGAGGCGTAGGAAGCGGAAAATCGAGAACGAGTTTGGCGTTCTATTACAAACTTTACGATGGGGAGGTGAACACGGAGAATTATGTACGCATGACAGAGCCCCCGGATCTTTACATCATCACGACTGCCCGGAAACGGGACACCGGAGAGTGGGACGAAGAACTGGCCCATTTCTATATGTCTACAGATCCAGAGCATGATATTTACGAGCACAAGGTCGTTGTGGATTCCTGGAACAATATTGGAAAGTATGTTGGCGTAAAGAATGCGTTCTTTATATTTGACGAGCAGCGAGTCGTTGGAAAGGGCGCATGGGTGAAATCGTTCTACAAAATTACGCAAAATAACGAGTGGATTCTGCTCAGCGCCACCCCCGGGGACTGCTGGACGGATTATATCCCGGTGTTCATCGCCAATGGGTTCTATCGAAACAGAACGGACTTCAACAATCAGCATGTGGTATACAGCCAATTCTGCACGAAGTACCCGAAGATCGACCGGTATCTTAACACTCAGCGCTTGGTACGGCTGCGGGAACGGATTCTGGTTGACATGGACTTCGAGCGGCCGACGGTATCGCACCATGAGAATGTATTTGTGGATTACGACAAGGTGAAGTATCTGTCAATCTGCAAGAACCGGTGGAACCTCTGGGAAAACAAGCCAATCGAGACTGCCAGCGAGTTCTGCTATCTGCTGCGGAAGTTGGTGAATACGGATAAGAGCCGTCAGCAGGAAGTGCTTGATATTTGCATGACCAGGCCACGAGTGATCATCTTCTATAATTTCGATTATGAGCTTGATATTCTGATGGGTCTGGATTACGGCAAGGATACAGAGGTGGCGCAGTGGAACGGCCACAAGCACCAGCCGCTTCCTGAAGGCGACAGGTGGGTGTATCTGGTGCAGTACAATGCCGGTGCTGAAGGCTGGAACTGCATCAAGACAGACACCATTATATTTTACAGCCAGAACTACTCATATAAGATCATGGAGCAGGCCTCTGGGCGTATCGACCGACTGAATACACCTTACAAGGATCTGTACTACTACCATCTGAAGAGTAGGAGCGGTATTGATCTTGCGATTTCGAGGGCACTGAACTCGAAGAAGGCGTTTAATGAGAGGAAATTTTATGGAGAATGAGGAGGTTCACTGATGAGAAACATATCGAAAAAGACTCGGAAAAAGATTAACAAGATTCTTTTAAGTGACCACTTTAAGAAAAAGTTGGGAGTTACGCAGGATACATTAGTGTATACTCCGAATCCTGAAAGTCCATTGTCTGCAATTTGGCATCACATCGAGGTTCGGCATGATGGTACAATCTTTGGATATTTGCTGGATAATAAGGTTAAATATGTGGTCATAGGATCGGTAAACCGCAAAAAGGCTCGACAAACAATAAGAAGTCCTGAACAGTTCTTCCATCCAAGATGTCATTTCGCAAGGCAGAGCAAGCAAATTGCATTCAGACTCAAGAAAATGGGAGAAGATAAACTTGCACGTCTTTTCGATGATGATGCGGCATTGCTTCTAATCATCAACATGTGGAATTTAGAAATAGAAGATGACGATTTCTCGTTTGTAACACAAGACATGATTAGTCCAATATTGGAGGGTAAAACAAATGATTAGAGATTCTGGAGATCGCACGGAGTTTGAAACCGGTGCCAAGCGCAATATTTATGATTTTTTGAGGTTTGCTGCGACGATCTCTGAGAAACTTGCAGATGTCTTAAACGCGATTGCGGAATGCAGCGAGAAAGTGACAGCTTGTTTTATGGACTTGTTTGAAGAAATCAAGAGGCAGCCATCGAAGATGATTCTACAGAAGCTGCGTCCTGACTACAAGGACAAGTGCAAAATCCGGTGGCTTGATATTCCCAACAAGGTTATGCAGGGAAGAATCAGGAGGTTCTGCTAATGGGAAATATTTCAAAGAAAAACAGAAAGAAGCTTGTCAAAGTTATCAATGCTAATTGTCATCGTGTAACGCACTTTGGAGAGCAAAATGTAACGTTTGTTCCTTACGACAGCAGCCCACTGTCTGCTATTTGGAAATATCTCTGCATCAGAGATGACGGTGTTTTTACAGGTCGTTTCTTAGTTGATCGAAGCGAAAAACATATTCCTTTTAGCGAGAGATACTGTTGCATCAATGCTCCAGAACAATTATTTGCTCCAAGAGCGCATATCGAAATCGGCAAACAAATTGTCAACAGACTAAAAGAACACAACCAGCTTTATGCTGTTTATTACACATGGAGGAAAAGGAAATGATTAAAGATTCCGGAGATCGCACCGAATTTGAAACTGGTGCAAAACGTGATATGCACGCAGGGAAGGGGCGAATGGATCTTCTGCCTGGTATGGCATTATGGAGGTCAGCAAGCACTGCGAGGAGGGTGCACTGAAGTATGGTGAGCATAACGTAGACAAGGGTATTCCGCTGCATTCGCTGCTGGACAGCGCTTTTCGGCATCTGGCAAAGTACATGGTCGGGATGGACGACGAAGACCACCTGCGCGCTGCCTGCTGGAATCTGCTGTGGGCTCTTAACCAGCGCGTGACCCATCCGGAGTTGGATGATAGGTTTCGTCCGAAAGATAAGAGTATGGGTAGTGTTTCGGAAAAAGACGATAGGATCATTCGTTGCCACAACTATAAATGCAAAAAATATCTGACCGATTCAGAAAAACATCTTATGCCTGGTGTACGGGCGGTATACGTCAGCATTGCCCGTATTGCGGCTATGTTACAGTAGTTGCTCTGGAGGACGTGGACTATGAATAACTGGATGCGCGAAGTGGACTATGCGACCTACTGCCCGAAGTGCAAGAGCTTCAAGGTGCTTGAGACGGATGAACTGCAACGAGTGCCTGACGGAGTGTGCGCGGGAGGGTACGGCTAAGCCTCTGAAGTTCGAAGAGAAGACGCGAAAATAACAAGCTCCTTTATGAGGTAAACTCATATTTGAAAGGAGATACTTATTATGAAAAAAGACGTGGAAAATTGGTATTAGCACTATTGCTGGTATTGTCGGAGCGTGTGTGTTGATTCGTGTTCACAATGCAGAGGTTTGCAAAGTATATTGCGAACGCTATGGAAAAGGATATGATGAAGGATATGCACTTAGCTTTATCAAGGAAAGTTGATAGGTGCCAATGACATGTATATGAATGCTCATAATGGGAGTGAATATTTCAATAATTATATGATTGAAGCTAGGAAGGAATTTGTTGAGACAAATACAAAACTCAATAAATAAGAGAACTGGGCCGTGGAGAAATCTGCGGCTCTTTATTTTCTGAACTGTAACAAAAAGGAGCGATTCAAATGCACGAGATTCAGGAAAAAGCCACGACCCATAAGGTCTTCATGAAAATCATCCGCCCTTGGCCCGGACGAAGCGATATTTAGAAAAGTTCTCTGATTTAACCTCGAACGGTATGGCAAGGTTTCGCTTTGAGGGTGATAACTACGATACCATCGCCCATGTGAGCAATATGGAATATAAGGTATATGACTGATTTCAAATCTAATACACGAAGAAAGGAGTAACTATGCTACGAAAATCGCTGAGTATGTCAAAAAGATATTCTGTAGGATAATTTGAAAATCTATATTTGAAGGAAGATGCTTGTATGCAACGTATGAACATCAAATGTTGCCATTGTGGAGACTATACCCCATTTATCACAGAGGAGAACATTGAAGTTATTCCTCAAGTTAATCTCACAAGAACCGACATGGATATTTTGGACTATATCGCTGAGGCATTGGCGAAATGCGATTGCTTGTGTACGTGTAATTTCTTACGCCGGGTTCAGAGTGAAGTGACCAAAATCGTAGAGTATCAGGAGGAACGGTGAACGCTAAATGATATTTGCTGAAGAGGATTTGAACTCTTTGAATGCTATTGCTGGACTATTGGTTCATTCGGGTGTGATAGTCAGGCTGGCTGTGTGCTTTATATTCAGCATAAAATCGCAAAGACCATGGAGGCTGACGAAAGGAAATGCAGAAATGAGAAACATGTCTAAGAAAACCTGGAAACTCCGGGTTTGGAATCACATGACCGAGATGCAGAAGCTGGATATTCTGCTGAAGCACGCTAAGGTTCCGCATACTTATGGCCGTCGCTGGCCAGAGATGGACAGACCGAACTGTCAGGAGTATCTTCCGGGCGGACGACACGATTGTGGTGAGCAAATCATTGCATATGATGCTGCTGGAAATCGTATCTGGGATGGCATTTGTGGTTGGGGTTCCTATGGCTTTGAGCAGGGGCTTATCGAGGTGACGGGTAGGCAGGCACTTGGCCTTGATGATGCTGAGGGCTGGCTCACGGCTCGTCAGGTCACAAAGATGTGGAGGTGTAGAAATGCTGCGCAAAATCGTTGATTTCGTCAAAAAGATACTCTGGACAGAGCCGGTGGTTTCGACAGTCAACACGCTGAAAGATGCCATGCGGGATCTTGAGGTGGCCCGGAATCACTTTGAGAACTGTGATCCGGAGTTTATCACGGCTGCTATCTTCGAGCTGAACGCTGCGGAGAGCCGTCTGGATGCGGCGAGGAGGTGTGCGGCATGACAACAAACCTTTGGGAGAAGATCGGCCATATGCTGGGGCATATTCTGGCGGCAACGCTGGTTATTTGCGCATGGCTGATCATTATTGCATTTACGCTGAAGGTAATCTGGTTCATTCTGTTCCGGATTCTGCTTTGAGGTGATAACATGGAAGACTACGAAGAAGCAGTCGAGAAAACTATAACTTATACGCTGATGTTAAGCCTTATACTCAAGTCATTTATAGAGCGAATGGACTTACTACTTGCAACGTCTGTTTTGCCCAGGCAAAGGCATTTAATGACCTGGACATAAGAAATGTTGCGGACTTATATTCCGAGGATTATGAGCTTCAGAGAAAGGTTTTAGTCAGACAAAATGCCAAAGTAAAAGATGTCGCCAAGCTTTTAGAGAACGGCGACATTAGCTACGCAGATGCCCGTGAATGGTGCATAGAGAATGATGTCTCACTTGGGCAGTTCGACAGGTGGCTTTATGGTGCGCTGAGAAAGTCTGATACCCCTGCCCGGGTGGAACCGAAAGAACCGTGGCCATATCGAGTGGTGGCAGGCATAAACCGGGTGCTGGAGATTCTGCTTAACTCGATTTTGGAGGATTTTACATGAGATGTTGTCCGGTATGCTATTCAAAAGTGAGGCCAACTGTATACGTAACAGCGACCACTGGGACAAGCCTGGAAATCAAGTATAAGATTCAGTGTCGGAATTGCGGATTTGGATGCGATAAAGCAGGCAGTGTCATAGTGCAATATGATGAAGAAACAATGAACCCAATAGCAGATGATCATGGCTTACGGAAACTTATTAGAGACTGGGATTCTATTTTGCGAGATCCTGATAGAGAAAGGCTGGCTGATATATGAAGTACACATTTTGGTTTGAATGTACCGACAATGGTGGTGGACATCAGGCTTTTGAAGTCAAAGCAGAGAATAAGCAGGAGGCCATCAAGAAGGGCATGGCGTTTGCAAAGAAACATGCTTCGGGTGATATCTGTGGGGATTGGGAATGCAAAATGATATCGGAGTGGACAACATGAACAACGACTTCGGAGCACTTACGATACTTGCACCTAAATGCCAGAAGTGTCCGAAGGTGGAAACTTGCGACCATAAGCAACTGGCTCATCTCGGATACATTATCCCAATCGAGGATATTGGCATCAGTATGGTGGCCCAAAGAGGTAATGGAAAGAGCCTGCGGCAGCTTGAAATCATTGATTCATTGATGAAAAGGAGAACTAATTATGAAAATCGTTGAACCTAAGTACGAAATCCTCACTGATATTTCTGAGGGAGGCATTAAGGAGCTCCAGCAGATCGAGCGGGTGGCCCGGGTCTGCTACAAGAGCGAGGACAAGATCGTTCCTGATGGCTCATCGGCTAAGAAGCTGGTGGGCTTTCTGGTGAAGCAGGGGCATGAGGCTATGCTGGAGCATTCTCAGCTGAGCGTGCTGTTCACATGTGACCGTGGTGTGGCGAACGAGCTGGTGCGGCATCGCATTGCTTCGTTTGCACAGGAGAGCACCCGGTACTGCAACTACTCGAAGGAGAAGTTTGGCAATGAGCTTACGTTCATCTGGCCGTCCTATATCCGTGGTGAGCAGTATTGCGAACTGAACGATAGCGAGGTTACGATCAAAAGCTCGTTCTTGGAAGCTATGACCTACGCCGAAAAGGACTACAAGCTGATGATCGCAAACGGTATGCGTCCCGAACAGGCCCGTTGTGTACTGCCGCTGTGCTTGAAGACCGAGATCGTGGTGACTGCCAACTACCGTGAATGGCGCAATATCTTCAAGCTGCGTACTCCTGTGGCGGCCCATCCTCAGATGAGAGAGCTCATGTGCCCGCTGCTGATGGAGCTTCAGAAGAAGATCCCGGTGGTGTTCGATGATATTTACACGTACTGGCCTGCGGATGACCAGACACGGAAAGGAAGTATGGTGAAGTAAGCATGAAAGGAATTGATAAGAAATATATTGACGTGCTGCAACAGTTTGGCTTTCATTTATACACGACCGAAACCGAGTATAAATTGTGCTATAACACGATAGGTGGAACATTCTCTGCAAATTTTAATGACGAGAATTTTGTAGAGAACCTAATCAACTTTGCAGAGACATTTGATCCGAGTGCCTATGTCTCGATTGAAATCGAGGGCCCCTGCTCAATCAAAGAGCTTGCCGAGACAGTTAAAAGTATGGAAAAAATTCAGCTTCTCCTCCTGAAAGTAGCTCTTGCGTTTGTAAAGATCGATAAAGAAAGCATGGTGAACGAGAATGCAGCAAAGAACGTATGATTTTCTCGCTAAGTTGAAGTTCCCATGCTGACCTTCGGCGGGGAGCTGATGGGCGAGGCTGTGGAGATGGTCGTCGATGACTTGAACTCGCACCGATTTATGTCCATGAGGGATATCGAGGCATCACTGCAGATAAGTTCAATTGCAGCCCTGGTGTTGCGGATCGCCGGATGCGGTATGCGCTGGATATGGCTGAGTATCGCTCTGATGGGGTTAATATTGAGCTGGAGAATTTGAAGAGTACGTACGATATTAAGGTGCTGTCGCTGAAGAAATTCTTGTATGCGGCGGGGAGAAGTTTGATGACGGAGGTGAGTGTGGGTAATGACTGCGGGTGAATTTAACGAACTGGCCAAGCAGGGGAGAGTATGGGCTAAGATCGTGGCTAATTTTAGCGGTGAATACGGGCTGGTTGAGAAAATTTCCGGTTTGACGAACCAGTTTGTGAGGTTTCGATTCAAAGGTAAGAAGTGCGATACAATCATCTCGCCGGAGAATGTGATGTTTGAGATTGAGGACTAAAGTATGAAACTGGATAAAAATGTTATTTTGGTGAGGCCACCCTGATTTACTTGACTATGGACAGAGCACATGATATCCTAAATACATGACGAATAGGAGGTGCTTTTATGGCACGGACGGTAAAATGCCCTGGCTGTGGTGCGGATCTTACGGTGAAAGATGACAACCGGGACTTTATGTTTTGTGAGTTCTGTGGGACGAAGATTCGGCTCGATGACTATCAGGAGACACATCGGTTTGTGGATGAAGCACGAATCCAAGAGTCCAAGGATGCGAAAGAACTTGAGCTTAAGAAGATGGAGCAGGAGAGATGGCGAACCGAAGACGCTAACAAAACTGCTGCTACTTATTTCAAGTGGCTTGGAATCGTCATTGTGATTTTGGTCATAGCGTATATAATTTGCATGGGCTTAGGTATCGCTTGATGCCCACTTCTGCCCATTTTATTTTTCGCAGTTTTTGGGATTTTTCGAGAAACGTCAAAAAATGCCATTTTTGTGGCCAAAAACCCACTTTGTGGCCAAAAAATTTATATAAAAATGGCCACAAATTTAACGTAAATACGTTAAAAATATGCAGTTTGGCCAAAAACCCACTTTTTTCTTTAACTTACTTAAAAAAAATGAAAAAATATATATAGTAATAGAGGATAAAAAACGGGTTGCCATAGCGAGTTTTTACCCATTTCCACCTTGCAAAAGAGCGCCAAATAGTGTATTCTTAAAGCACCGTGTACGAACGTAGCACTCCTAACATATATGAGGTGAAAAGTTATGGATAAGTACGGTATTGAACATTGGATTACAACTGACCAATATGGAAATGAAGTTGAATGCTTTGCAAATAAATTTGCAGAGGTTCATACGAAACGTCCGATTTGTGTTTGTGGTGAGCCGATGGTGGAAACTCGTGAACTCGAATGGGACTGCCCTAAATGTGGGGCACACCTCGAAGCGAAGATGTTTCCAGAAGTATCAATCTGATGATATATGATCTGTAACCTTGAGCCGGATGAAGACTACGGAGAGTACAAATATATGGAAGATGACGATGGTAGTCGAGCTTTCCTTGCTGGTGCACCGGGATACGAGATTGATTTCTTTCACCTAATTTAATATAGCCACGGCATTGCCTCTGCACGAAAAATGCAGGGGCTTTTTCTTTTTTCTCTGAAAATTTCTAAAAATTCACATTTTTTTCCTAAAAACTCACGCGAGAAAAACATCCCCTTTTATGGGGGGAATAGAATGCGTCTCAGGATGCACTATTCCTCTTATTTTGGAGGTTGTATCATGCTCGAAAACAAATTCAAGACAGGATTGATAAGGGAACTGAAAGAACGCTTTCCCGGCTGCATGGTTGTCCATCTTGACCCAAACGAGATTCAGGGAATCCCCGATCTCTTGGTTCTCTACGGCACAACATGGGGCGCATTGGAGGGCAAGAAGTCAGCGAGTGCATCTCATCGTCCAAATCAGGACTATTACGTTCAGCAGATGGACGAGATGAGTTTTGCGGCCTTTATCTATCCCGAAAACAAGGAGGAAGTTCTTAATGAACTGGCGAGATCATTCGAGGCTCACGGGGAAACATGCCCTCCTCGGAGCAAGTAACTACCATTGGTTGAACTATGACGCAGATAGATTGACCAGTGCAGTTCTTAATTACCAGGCGAAGGAACGGGGAACACGGCTGCACGCATTTGCAGCAGAGTGCATTGATCTGAAGCAAAAACTGCCTAAGAACAAGAAAACCCTTAATACCTACGTGAACGATGCCATTGGTTTCCGCATGGATACCGAGCAGGTGCTGTATTACAGTGACAACTGCTATGGAACTGCGGATGCCATTTCGTTCAACGATGGGTTCCTTCGCATCCACGACTTAAAAACCGGAGCTGTTCCTGCACACATGGAGCAGCTCTTTATTTATGCCGCTCTGTTCTGCCTGGAGTACGGATACCACCCGAAAGATATTCGGATGGAGCTCCGCATCTACCAGAACGATGAAGTTTGGGTCGAGAATCCTACTGAAGAGGAAATCAACCCCATCATCGCTAAAATCAAAGAGTTCGACCCGATCATCACCGATATTTTGTTAGGAGTGGCAGCATGAATCCGATTGAAAAAGACCTCTGTTCTTATTTTGGCATCACTTCCGAAAGCAATATCCTGGAACACTACGGCACCAAGCGGCATTCTGGTCGCTATCCTTGGGGTTCTGGCGACAATCCGTATCAGCATTCCGGCGATTTCCTGTCTCGTGTGGAGGAACTCAAAAAGAAGGGACTCTCGGAGAAAGAGATTCTGGAGACCATCAACAATTCTCTCCCTGATGAGTATAAGATGGGTCTGACTGAGTTCCGTACAGCCCGCCAGAAAGCAGGTCACGACCGCAAGGCATTGGAGTACGATCAAATTCGTGCGCTGAAGGATGACGGTCTTGGCTGGAAGGAAATCGGCGACAAGCTTGGCATGAGCGAGTCCAGCGTGCGGTCTAAGTATAACAATGCTATCGGTGAAAAAGCCAGTCAGGCTGAGAAGATCGCTGCGACTTTGAAAGCAGAAGTCGATAAGAAGGGCATGATTGATATTTCCGAGGGCGCGAATCAGGTCCTCGGCGTGTCGGAAAGCAAGCTGGACGAGGCTGCTTATATTCTGGAAGCAGAATATGGGTATCAGCGCTATGGCGTTGGCATCAGGCAGCCGACTAATGCCCGTCAGCAGACAAACATTACCGTCCTCGCGAAGCCTGAATTTGACCAGAAATATGCTTACCAGCATCAGGATCAGATCGATTCTCTGGGCGATTACCATTCTGATGACGGCGGCGAGACCTTTACGAAGCTTCAGCGCCCTTCCAGTCTGGACTCCAGTCGTGTTGCGATTCGTTATGGCGACGAAGGCGGTTTGGATAAAGACGGCGTTATGGAGATTCGCCGTGGGGTTCCTGACCTTGATCTTGCAAGAGCCATTATGCACAGGTTCGTATCCTTGTTGACGGTGACCATTATCTGAAGGGCATGGCAGTCTATTCTGATGATCTGCCGGATGGTGTGGACGTTATGTTCAACACCAATAAGCCTTCTGGCACGCCCAAGATGAAGGTCCTTAAAGAAGCAAAAGCGGACCCTGACAACCCGTTTGGCGCAGCTATCAAGCCAACGGCCAGAGTATGTATATCGGTGATGACGGCAAAGAGCACCTCTCGCCGATCAACAAGCTGAAGGAGGAGGGCGACTGGGACACGATGTCTCGGAATGTCTCTTCTCAGTTCCTTTCCAAGCAGCCCAAGAAGTTGATCGAGAACCAGCTTAACCTCACTGTTGCGGATTATAAAGCCCAATATGATGAAATCATGCGGTACGATAATCCTACGGTCAAGAAGAAACTGCTCAATGATTTTGCTGATACGGTTGAAGGAACATCCATGACTCTGAAGGCATCTGCTTTCCCGGGCCAGTCCACGAAGGTTATCCTGCCGATCAATAAGATTAAGGAGACAGAGGCTTATTGCCCTACCTATGAGAATGGCACCAGACTTGCACTGATCCGTTATCCTCATGCAGGTACCTTTGAGATTCCCATCGTGACCGTCAACAACAAGAATGTCAGCGGAAAGCGGAATCTCGGTGCAATTCAGGACGCAATCGGCATCAATGCAAAGGTTGCAGAGCGGCTTTCGGGTGCAGACTTTGATGGCGACACGGTTATGGCAATCCCTGTTACCGACAAGGTCAACATCAAGTCCACCCGTGCATTGAAAGCATTGGAAGGTTTCGATCCCAAGACCGCTTATGCAGTTCCTGAAGGCAATCCGAACAATGTCAGGCTGATGAAGAAAGAGGAGAAGCAACGCGAAATGGGCGTGATCTCCAACCTCATCACCGATATGACGTTGCGAGGTGCCGATGAGGACGAGCTTGCACGTGCGGTTAAGCATTCCATGGTTGTTATCGATGCGGAAAAGCACAAGCTGGACTATAAGCGCTCTGAGCGCGAAAATGGTATCCCCGAGCTGAAGCAGAAGTGGCAGATTCGTGTGGACGAGGAAGGCGCTACGCACTATGGCGGCGCATCCACGCTCCTGTCTCGCCGTAAGCAGACGGTTCGTGTGCCCGAGCGTCGTGGTAGTGTTCGTGTCGATAAAGAAACCGGCGAGTTCATTTACAAAGAGAGCGGGCGTACCTTTATCGACCCTAAGACTGGTAAGGAACGTAAGGCCGAGGATGCAGTCAGTCTGATCTCCGAAACAAAGGATGCACGTACGTTGTCTTCTGGCACCATCCAAGAGAATCTGTATGCAGACTTCTCCAACAAGCTGAAGGCCATGGCTAACCAGGCACGCAAAGAGGCGGTCAATATGAAGGGCATCCAGCGTAACCCTGAAGCGGCTAAGACCTATGCGCCTGAGGTTGCATCCCTGAAAGAGAAGTACAACAACATGATCGCTAACAAGCCTAAGGAACGCAAAGCAATGCTGATTGCGAATGCTAATATTAAGGCGAAGATTCAGGAACAGGGACTTGATCCTACAATCGACAAGAAAGAAATCAAGAAGATCTCTTCTGTTGAGATGCAGCGCGCTCGCGATTCTGTTGGTGCAAGTGGACGCAAGTCCAAGGTTACCTTCACGGACAGGGAATGGGAAGCTGTTCAGGCTGGCGCAATTTCCGACAATATGTTGACGAAATTCCTTAATTCGTCTGATTCTGACGAAATTGTAAAACGTGCAATGCCGAAAAATGTTACTGTTATGACTTCTGCAAAGATGTCCAAAGCAAACGCAATGCTGAGAAGCGGTTATTCTTATGCTGAAATCGCCAAGGCCTGCGGTGTTCCAGAGTCCACGGTTTACAGCGCGCTCAACAAATAACAATCAATTAAGAAAGAGGCTTTGAATAATGGTTCGATGCTTTCTCACCACCTTTGACAACCCGTACAGTCCGCACGAGGAGTTCGAGAAGTGGTATCAGTACGATATCGAGCACGGCTACAACTCTTCCGGTTTGCTTATGAGGATCGCCGAAACCTCCTCTCAGTTCACGGACAACGAAAATGCCTATGAAATTGAGAAGGCAATCGACAAGATCGTTGCTGCCGACCCGATAAACATCTACAAGAAGCTCAAGATCACCGTGTCTGACGGGGGCACACTCGGCCAAACCGTGTAAACCATAGGGAGGGGGTCTCAAAATCGACACCCCCTCTCAAATCGCGCCGGTCTTTGATATTTCCCCCGGAGGGAAAATTGATATTTGGGCTTTAAGAAGAAGTGACCTATATAAGGGAAAATAGTATCCTTATCGAGCAGGGTCACATAGAGACAATTGCCCGAGGCTCTGGGGAGTAGACCAGGGCTTCGGCAGTTTTTGCAAGGGCTCATGGGAGTAGTATCCTCCTATATGTTTGGGTTCAGGGCTTTCGTGATGTTCAACCTCCATTGGGCATGATCTGCTTTTTCTTCTCCTTTCAAATGAGACAGGCTTAACTGGTACTACTGCGACTCCCATGAACCCTTGCAAAAGCAAAATAGGAATGTGAAACGAGGTTATTGCAATGAAACCTAAGAAGTCTGCTCCGGGTGAAATGTCGGCTGCAACTTCGCGGCCTGCAAGCACCCCGGAAGCACAAGAAAACTATATGATCAACCTGGCGATGAAGCTGGTTGAGAAACGACTGCTGGAAGGTACAGCATCCAGCGCTGAGACGACCCATTTTCTGAAGCTGGCGACCTCTAAGAACGAGTTGGAGAAAACAAAGCTGGAAGAGGAAAACAAGCTGCTGCGGGCAAAGACCGAGGCACTACAGAATGCAAAGCGCTATGAGGAGATGTACGGGAAGGTCATTGCTGCTATGAATAAATACAACGGCCTGGGAGAGGATGACGAGTATGACATTGATTGACGTTGCAGTTGCCCTGAGCATGGTTGTGATGATTATTTTCGTATCACTATTCTTTGCCGAGTGGGTCGAGAAGCACACCCCAGAGTTATGCACTTGAGATATTTGCGCATTTCGGAATGCCTATGTTACTGTGGTGTGTAATGTTGGCGCTATATGAATTGCTGCGTAAGAATGGGGTAGTTGGGTGAAATGTCAATAACGAACATCCAGATGCTATTGGCTGTACTGTGGTTATGCAGTTTTGCAATCTTCATGGTGGCCGTATACTTGGGGAAGCATCCGGAAAACGCTGTAAGTACGACCATGCTGTATGCTCTCGGGGTACTGTCTGGGGCTATTGCATTCTGCGAGATACTGGAGCTGTTTGCATGAAAAGCTACACGGAACTTTGCACCTGCCGACATACGAGGAGAGGCTGGAGTATTTACAGCTGCACGGGGAAGTGGGGAGAGATACCTTTGGGTTTGACCGATGGCTGAACCAGGACTTCTACCAATCGAGAGAGTGGCGGCAGTTCCGAGACAGGATCATTGCCCGGGACATGGGCTGTGACCTGGGGTGCAAAGACCATCCGATCACAGACTGGGTGCTGCGGGACGGAAAGCCGATCCGACCGAGGATCTCGATCCACCACATAAACCCCATAACAAAAGATGACGTTCTCCAGCACAGTGAAAAGCTGCTTGACCCGGAGAACGCTATTTGTGTTTCGGCGGCAACGCACAAGGCGATCCATTACGGCACCGGTCAAAATAAGAATATGCTGGATGGTGAACGGAAGCCGGGCGACACCTGCCCATGGAGGAAATAAAAATGAGCGCTTATATTTATCACCATGGCATCAAGGGCCAAAAGTGGGGCGTGCGCCGGTTCCAGAACCCGGATGGAACATTGACGAGTGCGGGGAAAGCGCGGAAGCGTGCCATGGATGTAAACAAAAACATGGATGCTGTAAACGAAATTGTAAAAACAATGTCGCGAAAAGACAAAGAACTCCTCAACCTTGATGGGGATGTTTATCAGGAAAGAGCCGAGGATGGGTATGCATACGTAAAACGCTTTGTTGAAAAATCAGGGGATGTGCCTATTTCTTTTTTGACATCATTGGCGATGAAAAAGGAGTAGCGGTCTCTATTGGAACGAGAGCTGGAAGTAAGTATCGGAACAAGGGCTATTGCTCAAAAAGTAGCCGAAAAAGGCATGAAATGGCTGGACGCACATAAAGACGAATACGACCAAATTGTCTGGTGGGCCAGAAAAGATAATGCTGGATCTATAAAAATTGCCGAGAAATCCGGATTTAAGTTGGACGAATCGTCGGTACTCCCTGATGATCCATGGGTTAAGTATCAGTATAAATAAGGAAAAATCAAGATGGAAAGCATCCTGACAAGTGTGAAAAGCTGCTTGATCCGGAGAACGCCATTTGTGTTTCGGCGGCAACGCACAAGGTGATCCATTATGGAACGGGAAAGGGCCCGAAGCTGCCGGACGGAGAAAGAAGACCGGGCGACACCTGCCCATGGAGGAAATGAGTATGTACCAGAAAAAAGCATTTAACCGGAGAGAGCAGGACTACGCCATGGGGCTGCGGCGGAAGCTGGAAGAGGCGGAGGCGATGCTCCAGCACCTTGCACCGAGCCGCGCGAGAAGCCTGGCGCTGACCAAGCTGGACGAAGCACTGCTCTGGGCGAACGTGGGCATTGCGGAAGCCGGACTCCAGCAGGGCTATACGGTTGCGCCGCGGAATAAGGGCTTTGACTTTGACGATGCTCTGGCGACAAATGTGGATGGGCAGCAGGTGCGGGCAGTACGGGCCAGGGATATTACGTTTGATGGGATGAAGATCACCCCGGACAGCGTGGAGAACCACAGTGCTCTGAAATCCGGGCTGGACACCATTGATCACCAGAAGCTGACCGATATTGTTGAAGCTGCTGCACAGAAAGAAGCGGCCATGGGCAAGGACGGCGCGCCCCACCATCTGGCCGAACTGGAACTACTGGCGAGGCTCAGAAGGACTGGTACTACGCCATGATGAGTTACATTATGGGCGACGACAGCGATGCCGAGGAGGAATCAAAATGAATTCGATCCTGACGAGCGTGAAGAAGCTGCTGGCATTGCCGAGGAGTGCACCGACTTTGATGCGGGCATCATCATGTACATCAACATGGCGCTGTTTGCACTGGTGCAGATGGGCGTGGGGCCCGGCGAGGGGTACGCCATCTCCGGGAAAGAAAACGAATGGACAGAGTTTGTTGCCGACCCGGTGAAGGTGGAAGCTGTGAAGGCTTACGTGGCTGTGAAGGTACGGCTGCTGGGCTTTGACCCACCCCAGAGCAGCACCACCATGGAAGCACTGAAGAATACCGCCTCCGAGATGGAATGGCGGCTGAACGTGGAGCACGACAACACATGGGACGGACAGTAGCAGCACGATGGGTGGAGCACTGGATGGAAACACCGGAGAAGAAAGACTGGTTTGGGCGGGCAACGCAGGATATCTGCAACGGATGCACGACAGGGAACATGCGAATGCCCGGATGATATCCGATGCTTTACACCTTGGACAAGCCCTTTTACCGGCCCAAAGCCTGAACGAGTGAAACGGAGCAAGACGAGGAGACAAAATGGCATTATCGAATACGGCCACGCCGATCTACTACGGCCGTTTTCGGGAGGCCGTGATGCGGGGTGAGATCCGGTTTGCCGGGAAATTGCCATGGAGATGGAGCGGATCGACGACCTGATCGCCAACCGGGCATCTACTATGACGACAAGGCGGTGAACGGCTTTATCTCTTTTTGCGAGGATGAGCTGACCCTGACCGACGGCACCGACGTGAAGCTGCTGGACAGTTTCAAGTTATGGGCCGAAGAGATCTTTGGGTGGTACTACTTTGTGGAACGAAGCGTCTTTGTGCCAAACGAGCATGGAGGCGGCGGGCACTACGAGACCCGGCGGCTAAAAAAGCGGCTGGTGACAAAGCAGTACCTCATCATTACCCGATCAGCCGCGAAGACCATGTATCTGGAATTTTTGCAGGCGTACTTCCTGACGGCGTACACCACCACGACCCAGCAGCTGACCACCGCTCCGACCATGAAACAGGCCGAGGAGGTGCTGGCACCCTTCCGCACCGCATTGGCGCGGGCAAAGGGGCCGGTGTTCCAGTTTATGACGGAGGGCAGCCTGCAAAACACCACCGGCTCCAAGGCAGACCGGGTGAAGATGGCTTCCACCAAGAAGGGCATCGAGAACTTTTTGACCAACAGCCTGCTGGAAGTGCGCCCGATGACCATTGAGAAGCTGCAAGGACGGCGCGACACTGTGGCGACCGTGGACGAGTGGCTCTCCTGCGACATCCGGGAAGACCCAATTGGTGCCATTGAACAGGGCGCTGCCAAGAACGAGAATTATCTCATCGTGGCGGCTTCCTCCGAGGGCACGGTGCGCAACGGCTGCGGCGACGACATCAAAATGGAGTTGATGAGCATCCTGAAAGGGGAGTATGTCAACCCGCACGTATCCATCTGGTACTACAAGCTGGACTCCATTGAGGAAGTGGGCCAGCCGGAGATGTGGCTGAAGGCCAACCCGAACCTGGGCAAGACTGTGAGCTACGAGACCTACCAGCTGGACGTGGAGCGTGCGGAGAAATCCCCCAGCGCCCGGAACGATATTCTGGCCAAGCGCTTCAACCTGCCCATGGAGGGCTACACCTATTTCTTCCCTTACGAGGAGACCTTGTGCCACAGGAAGAGAAGCTTCTGGCAGATGCCCTGTGCCATGGGCGCGGACCTTTCCATGGGCGACGACTTCTGCGCCTTTACTTTCCTGTTTCCGCTGTCCAACGGATATTTCGGGGTCAAGACGCGGGACTACATCACATCCTACACCCTCAGTCAGCTTCCGGCTTCGAGGCGGCAGCAGTATGAGGAGTTTATGCGGGAAGGAACCCTGTTCGTGTTTGACGGCACGGTCCTGGACATGATGCAGGTGTACGATGACCTGGACAACTTTATCATGGAGAACGAGTACGACGTGCGGGCGTTTGGCTACGACCCCTACAACGCACAGGAGTTCGTGAAGCGCTGGGGCGATGAAAACAGCACCTTTGGCGTTGTGAAGGTGATCCAGGGCGCAAAGACCGAAAGCGTGCCGCTGGGTGAGCTGAAAAAGCTGAGCGAACAGCGGAAGCTGCTGTTTGACGAACAGCTGATGCAATTTGCCATGGGCAACTGCATTACGCTGGTGGACACCAACGGCAACCGGAAGCTCTACAAGCAGCGGCAGGATCAGAAGATCGATGCCGTGGCTGCTATGATGGACGCTTACGTGGCGTGGAAACAGAACCGGGATGCGTTTGAATAAAACGAAACCGCCAGCGTACTACGTTTTCGTTCCGTAATACGCTGGCGGTTTTTTTTGTTTTTGCGCGGGGGAATCCAAATAGAGGGTCAGTCAGCGTCATCTGCGGAAGCCCAGTCAATATTTTGGGTGTGGCACGAAGGCAGGTCCAATAGCCTTCCTCATTATCGCCATCTTCCCATGGTGCTGTGTAGGGGGCGTTGCGAAGATCACGACCACAGTTGATGCAGTAGTTTTTCATAAAGACGCTCCTTTCAGGTTTTCTTTACTTGATATGGTTGCTCATGCGGACTTCGGAATGTCATATCCGGAGGAAGGTCTTCTCCGGTCTGCTCTTTGAACTCGTCAATCTTCTCTTGAGACGGATGCCAACCTTCATGGAGACGAACCATGATCATGCCAAGCGAATACATGACAGTTTCATAGTCATCTGGATTGCGAGGTGCATATTTCCGGTGATCTGGCTCGGAAAGAACCTCTGTAGATATGGAATCATCCTGATCTGTATCTGCCGCTATAGAATCATCCTGACCTGCATCTATGAACAGTGAGTGATTCTGGTCTTCAGGCAATTCGTTCGTGGATTCTGTGAGTTGCGGAAGGGAAGCATTGTCATCCTTCAGGCTTAAATAAAATGTTCCTGCGGCAAGGGCAACGATGCCAGCGATTCCAATTCCCTTAGTAAATCCGGGGTGGGCTGTTCGGAAATCGTTCAGTTTTACTTTACTCTTCGCAATGGTATTGTACTTATTGAAGTCGGGGTCCTGATCGTAGGGCACGATACTTTTTGTATGGCAGTTCTCGCAGGTAACCGTACGCGGCAGCCACCGCGGGATGGCCAATTCTTGACCGCAGTTCGGACAATGGCAAGTAAACATGGGCGGCAGCTCCTTTTGCTTCTATAGCCTGAGTATAACATAAGTGCGGAAAAAGGCAATAAGAAAACATGGAATTCTGTCGAAAATTATAATAGGAGGATTTATGAACGACTACTGGGATTACCTGGAGCATGGATGGCTCGGGAAAAACGGCCAGAAGGGCAGCGAAAAGAAAAACCACAAGTATTATGCCCGTGTTCCGACCGGAACGAAGGATGGACATAATGTTTACCGGTACTTCTACTCGAAGGAGGACTATGCCGCCTACATCCGGAGCGGAAAGAAAAAGCTGACCGGTGAGTACGGCATGGAGAAGCACCCGAACGGCGGATCGCATGGGCTGCAACGGAACAGTATACCGACAAGGACGGAAAGTTACAGACGCGCAAGAAATATGCGAGCGCAGAGACCGCCGCGAAGCTCCGGGACGATAAATACCGAAAAGAGAAAGCCCTGAATGAAACTCCGAAAGAAAAGAAGGAGCAGATGAAGGAAGCAAAGAAGCGCTACAACAAGAAAATGGCCGCGACGAGACGGAAACGTGCCGTACAGAAGGGCTTCCAGACTGTGAGCAGACTTTTGGGAAAGCAGATGGACTTCAAGAAAAAGCCGAACAACAAAACCGAGAACAAGGCCTACCAGAAAGCAGGATGGCGAAAGAGCATGTTTGTTCCGGGAGCTTATGTGCGGAAAGCAAAGTGAGGTGAACAGACTGATATGCAGGTATACAAAGACGAGCTATACCACTGGGGCATCAAGGGCATGAAGTGGGGCGTGCGGCGGTACCAGAACAAGGACGGTACCCTGACGGCCGCAGGCAGGAAACACTATGCCGGGGACGGGAACGCCGGTGAGGATGCGCAGGAGCCCAAGACAGAGTATGCACCCAAGCGAACCGGGAAAAATGCGGAGGACTACTCCGACGAGGAGCTGCGGGCACGGATCAACCGGCTGCAAATGGAAAAGCAGTACCGGGATCTTCAGGGGCAGACCAATATCCGGGCGGATGACCCCAACAAGGAACTGAAAGCCGAGAAAGAGCGGCTCCAGCTCCAGAAGGACGTGAAGCAGCTGCGGAAGGACGTATACAGCGGGCAGAGCTTTGTGAAGACCGTAATGACGAATGCTTCCCAGCAGTTTTTGACCAAGGCCGCTTCCGGTGCTATGAGCTACGCAGCAAAACAGTTCATCACGAAGGAACTCAAGAACCTGAACTGGCGAACGCCATTGTGAGCGGAAGCGCTGGCGGAAACCAGCAGAAGAAAGACGATGACAAGAAAGACAGTTAAGGTCTGGAGGAAATCAAAATGGCATCACAAACCTTTGGCTCCAGACTGAGACACGCCTGGAATGCGTTTTTGAACAGGGATCCCCCCGGAAGAAGCGGCGAAGGATACAGCTACCGGCCTGACCGGGTAAGGCTGAACCGAAGCAACGACCGGACGATCATGACGGCCATCAACACCCGCATTGCCATGGACGCTGCGGCAATTACCATCAATCATGTAAGGCTCGATGAAAACGGACGCTACGACGAAACCGTTGATTCGGGCCTTAATTCTTGCCTGAACCTTTCCGGCAACAAGGACCAGACGGGCCGGGCACTGCGATATGACATGTTCCTTTCCATGCTGGACGAGGGATGCATTGCGCTGGTGCCAATTGACGTGGACTACGACGGGACGACCGGTAAGACCCGGATCGAATCTATGCGGGTGGGAAGGGTGCTGGAATGGTACCCGGACGACGTGCGGCTGGAAGTGTACAACGACCGGATCGGACGGAAAGAGGAGATCACCCTGCCGAAGACACAGGTGCCCTGGTGGAGAACCCGTTCTATGCCGTGATGAACGAGCCCAACGGCACGGTGCAGCGCCTGATCCGGAAACTGAACCTGATGGACGTGATCGACGAGCAGGTGGGTAGCGGCAAACTCGACCTGATCATCCAGCTGCCTTACGTTGTGAAGGGCGAGACCCGGAAGAAACAGGCCGAAGAACGGCGGGCACGGATCGAACAGCAGCTCGCCGGTTCCAAATACGGCATTGCCTACACCGATGGCACGGAGCATATCACGCAGCTGAACCGCAGCCTCGAAAACAACCTTCTGAAGACCGTGGAATACCTTGACGAC